CATTTCAAACGCATCAAGCGCTGCGTCTGGAGTCGGAGTTTCACCTGATTCCAATGCGCCAATGTCTTTTAGCGCTCGGCTAACAATGTCAAAAGGCACAGCCATAGTGTTTCCTTACAGTTTCACAGAGAAAGTCTGGGGCATCCAAGGAGGAGGCGTGAATTGGCCTTTGCTCAATGAATCTAGTTGTTCTTGTAACCTTGATTTTATGACGCAAACGCCATCTCGCATAGTCTCTTTTTCAATCCAACTAACAATCATTTCCTCTGTCACTTGGTCAAAAGAAATTGATAGTTTTGGGCTGTCAAATGTCCAATAACCTTCTGTTTCAACAGATAGGTCATCTTCCTTTGCAACCACATGATATTTGGCACAAAGAATCAAGCCATCTTGAGCTTGAGTCTCTGTGATTGACCATTGGCAGATCATGCAGAGGCTGCCTGTAATGGTGCTAAGTTTTCTGTTGTCCAGAAATCCTTAGCCAACATGATTTTCAAGTGTTCTTTATTGCGTGAAATGCAGTCAGTCCAATCAGCATCAGTCATGCCTTCTGGTTTACCAGCATTGATTAGGTTAACGCTGTCCATTGCTGCGCTGTAGTGATGTGCAATTTGTTCTGAGGTTAGTGTTTCAGTAGTCATTTCAGTTTCCTTCAAGTTGTTTAACACGAGCAGACAATTCTTTGACTGCGTTAATTAAGTACCAAGTTAAGTTGTCGGCATCCACAGTCATCACACCAGTAGATTCTGTTTTGACGCACTCAGGCAAGATTTGCTGAAGTTCTTGAGCAATTACCCCTAACTGAACACCTTGTTTTTTAATGGCTTGGTGTTGCGGTACTTCTGTAATTTCTTCGGGCAAAAGATACTCAAAATTACGTACTTGAATTTGAGTAAGTTTTTCTAAACCAGTATTGTTATCAACAATGTTTTTCTTTAAGCGTCTATCAGAAGTTACCGACCAAGTTGCGGCATTGTTTCCTTGATAGACACCTCCACCATTGGGATTGATAAAACCTGTACTTCCACCTTTACCTGTCGTATTATACGTAGTAGAAATATGTAACTCATCAGAAACACCAGTTCCACTTGCGTTAGTAATATATCCAATGTGTACATTACGATTGCCAGTGTTTATTCCTTTACCAGCTTGAGAACCAAGACAAATATTTGCACCACCAGTTGACAAGTTAATACCAGCACTATCACCTATGACAGTATTTGAAGAACCTGTTGTATTTACAGATGCTGCGTCATTTCCTATAACAACATTATCAGCACCTGTTGTGTTGGCTACTAGTGTATTTTTGCCCATCGCAATATTACCTGTTCCAGTAGTATTTGCAAAAAGAGCCTTATAACCAACAGCAGTGTGATTAGATGCTGTAGTGTTGGAGTAAAGAACCTGATAACCTACAGCAGTGTTGTTTGATGCTGTGGTGTTGGCATTCAGTGCTTGATACCCAACAGCAACGCTGCTTGAACCTGTTGTATTTTGAAAAAGAGATGCAAGTCCAATAGCAACATTGTTATTACCAGTTGTGTTGTAGTACAAAGCACTATAAGTTCCAACTGCTGTATTTCCAGTTCCTGTTGTATTTGTAAAAAGGCAACTATTACCAACGGCAGTATTTACACCAGTAGTATTTGAAATTAATGCTTGGTATCCAATAGCAGTGCTACCAGCACCACTTGTATTGGCCGCCAAAGCACTAGAACCCACCGCAGTATTATTGTTTGCCGTATTTACAGTCAATGCTTGATAACCAACCGCAGTTACTCCTGTTGCCGATGTGGTTGTTGTTGCGGCTTGATAACCCAATGCAACAGCCGCAGCACCAGAAGGCGTAATGCCATACACAGTACCCAATGCAGTAGGCGTAGCGGCAGAGCCACCACCACTAGAAGCAATACTGATTGAACCCGCACCATTAGTAATCGTAATTCCAGTTCCAGCAGTTAGAGTTGCCCTAGTAAACCCTGTGCCGTTACCAATGTCTAAAGCACCATTAGCGGGAGTTGTTGTTAATCCAGTACCGCCATTGGCTATGGGCAATGTTCCTGTCACGCCTGTGCTTAATGGCAAGCCTGTAGCATTAGTTAATGTTGCACTTGTTGGCGTACCAAGAATTGGAGTTACAAGTGTGGGGCTTGTCGCAAATACGTTTGCACCAGTTCCCGTTTCATCAGTCAAAGCCGCCAAAAGTTGAGCAGAAGTAAACGATCCCAATGATGTGGCATTACCTACTGAAGTAACCGCACCAGTTAAGTTGGCATTTGTGGTAACAGAACCCGCAGTTAAGCCAGCCGCAGTGCCTGTGATATTTGTGCCAACTAACGCAGATGGAGTTCCAAGGGCGGGGGTAACAAGTGTTGGGGATGTAGACAACACCACAGAACCTGTGCCTGTAGAGCTTGTAACACCCGTTCCACCGCCCGCCACACCTAAAGTGCCAAAGGACAAAACACCGCTGCCGTTGGTTGTCCAAGTCTGACCGCTAGAGCCATCAGCACTTGGAAGCGTAAAGTTAATGGTTGAGGCTGTGTTTGGGCCAATCAGATTGACCGATCCGCCCAATGTTGCCTGAAAGACTAAAGTTCCCATGATATTTCCTTACGGTGCAATGATTAGCTGAGAGGCGGTCAAAGCGCCTGTGCTTGGGTTGTATTTTAACTTCGTTGATGAAACTGTGATAGGCAAATTACCCGTTGTATTACTCACAAAAGTTGGGTAATAGGTTGCCGCAGTAGATGTGTTGTCAGTCACCGCCACATTTGTTGCGTTTGTTGCGGTTGTCGCAGTGGTTGCTGAACTTGCGTTCCCCGTCAAAGCACCCACAAATGTTGTTGATGTGACCGAAACAAGCCCTGCAAATGTGGTCACAGTTGCACCCAAAGCCACGGCAGTTGAGCCAATCGTGACGCTTGAGTTAACCAGGGCGGCATTGGGAATGCTTGTTAAATTAGCACCTGAACCGCTAAATCCTGTAGCCGTTAAAAGCCCCGTAGACGGATTAAATTGGTACTTGGTAGAGCTGACATACTCAGTCGTTAAATTGCCCGCTGTAGCAGCCGCAAACAAAGGATAACGGGTTGCATTAGTCGTTGTGTCGTCTGTAACCGTTGCATAAGAAGTTGGTGTTACCCAAGTGGGGGCTGATGCACCGTTGGACTGAAGCACTTGTCCACTTGTTCCCGCAGCTGAGAATGCGTAAGCCGTACCCGTTCCATAAGCCACAGTTCCCGCAGTCGGAGTCGCAGTCCCATTAGTTCCACCGTTGGCAATGGGCAAAGTGCCTGTCACGCCTGTGGTCAGAGGTAATCCTGTGCCGTTTGTCAAAGTCACCGATTGAGGCGTTCCAAGAATAGGAGTCACCAAAGTAGGGGAAGTGGACAAAACAACCGCCACCGTTCCTGTGCTTGCAGTCACGCCAGTGCCGCCCGAGGCTACAGGAAGCGTTCCTGTCGTTAAAGCTGATGTGCTTGAGGCATACACCGCCCCACCTGATGTAAACGCTGTTAAACCCGTTCCACCGTTTGTGGTTGCCAAAGTTCCCGCAAGGGTGATTGCACCGCTTGTTGCTGAACTTGGGGTAAATCCTGTAGTCCCTGCACTGAAAGTCGTAACCGCAGAACTTGATAATGTTTGCCAACTAGGTAAACCACTTGAAACCGTCAAAATCTGACCCGTTGAGCCAATTCCAAGCATTGCAGTTGTTGCCGCAGCTGATTGGTATGGCACAGACCCAGCTGCACCGCCCGCCAAATTGGTTGCTGTAGTTGCCGTTGTCGCAGTTGTAGCAGTCGTTGCCGTTGTCGCTGTGGCGGCATTTCCACCAATAGAAAGGCTTGTTGCCGTTCCTGTGAGTCCTGTGCCAGGCCCACTAAATTGAGTGGACGCAGTAATTGTGCTTCCATCCACAGTCGATCCGCTGATGGGAGTTCCTGTGATTGATCCACCCGTGATTGCCACATTGTTGGCGTTCTGAGTGGACATTGTTCCCAAACCCGAAACTTGGGTGTTGGCAATGGCAATGTTTGTGTCTGCCAAAACAGTCAGTTGGCCTTGTGCGTTGACTGTGGCAGTCAGGGTTTTAGATGCAGACCCGTAGGCGGCAGCTGTCACGCCTGTGTTTGTGATTGAAAACGTGTTAGACGCTAAAGTTAACCCTGTCCCCGCAAAGTATGTCCCCGTTCCTGAAAACTGAACAAACGTGATAGCGGTGACGTTGATTGTGCCTGTCGTTGCAGAAGTGGAAACCCACCCTGTATTTGCGTTAACAGAACCGCTAATAACCACCGTGTAAGCGCCAGGCACTTCTGCCCACACATCCATATCTGTGGCTCTTGTCCACGCAGTAGCAGACGCAACGTAAATGCCGTTCTCAGACGATGTGCCTTGATTCTTAACCAAAACCCGATCACCCGCCAATGTGGTGTAGGTGTCAATTGTCTGTAGACCCGACAAGGTGATTGAGGCAGTCGTGCCGCATTTAACCGCTTGCTTGGGGTTTAACCCTTGAGCAACGCTATCAACATAGAACTTATTTGCAATGTCTGTGTTGGCAGTTGGGGAAGTGGTAACTTGCCCCGTAGTTGTCAGAATGCTTGTAAAAACACCCGTAGATGGCACAGAAGCACCAATTGTGGTGCTATTGATTGTGCTATTCGTGATGTTCAGTCCCGATTGGGACGGGTTTAAAGTGGCGTAGAAAGGCTGACCCTGACCAATAAACGTGTTAAACGTATTGTCTAGGTTAAACAACGCCTGAACAGGCAGAATGTTTTGATCTACCGTTTGGGCGGGGTCAGCCATGCTTTAAGCCCCGTGAATGACAGCGTAGTTAATTACGATTGCTTCGCTCAAAATGCCAATTGTGTTGTTGTAAACACCGATTACGGCAGAGCCAGCGCCCACGTTGGCAACATAAGGCCAATAAGCGCCTGATGTGCCACCGCTGCCCACGTTCACAATTAGAACGTCTTTGGCAGACAAAACGCTGTTTGTCAAAGTAAACAAAACAGTTGTGCCACCAGTTAAAGCCGCACCGTTCATGGTGATTTGACCAGCGGACTTGTTCAAAGTCACGCCTGTGGATTTGCTTGTGGCTTGGGTAACAGTTCCCTGTGCTGATGCGTTGTAGCCAATTTCGGCAGACGCATAGACGTTTGTTCCTGTTACAGCCGCAGGGGTTGTGCCGCCAATAATAGAACTGTCAATTGTTGCGCCTGTGATTGTGTCGTTAGACAATGGAGGGCTAAAGTAAGCCCCGCCTGGGCCAACTAAACCCACGCAAACGCCCGCTGAATTGAATTCAGCTTGCACAGGGACAAGATTTGTAGATGATGTATATGCAACAGAATTAGCGCTTGACATGGGTTTTTTCCTTTAGCTTTGATCAGCAGTAGGGGTCACATAGACGATTGATGGGCCAGCGCCCGAACCAATCATGCGAACGTAAAAGGGCGTTGTAGGTACAGCTAGGACAATTGGAGTAGTCATAGAGGCTGGCAATACAAAGTTCCCTGTGATAGAGCCGCTGACAGGCAACACAGCCGCAGCCACGTTAGCATCACCCACACTCACAGCAACTCGGGTAGCACCCGTATTGAGGAATGAGCAATAGTTAACTTGGTCATTTGTGTTGTCATCAATCTGAACGGCAGAAGTAGAAGTGTCCGCTACCGAAATAGCGGTTGTAACTCCAGCGGTGCGAACAACTGATGTATTAGCCATGATTAGACAGCGTTTGAGTCAAGAGGCAAGTACTCAGGACGATTCACAACCACGGTGTAAGTACCCGCAGCAGCTGATGCGCTAGAGCCTGTTGCATTGATAAACTGAACAATCAAAGTGTCTGTGGCTGAAACGTAAGCATTGGCAATGCCAACACCCGTAGTTTGTGCAGCGGGCAAAGTCACTTGAACTGCGTCACCGACCTTGAGGCCAGCAACGGTAACAGTCTTAGAAGCGCCTGAAGTGGCAACGGTTGTGGCTGTAAAAGTCACACCCATAACGAATGCGTTGGAGATGTTTCCACGCAAAATAGTCGTTTGGAGAGCCATGATGATTCCTTTAGAGAATGATTAAATTGTAACGCCAAATAAAGAAAAAGCCACCCCTTTGACAGAGTGGCTTTCTTCTCTTTTATCCCCGATTAAAACTCGGAGAAATCGTAACCGTAAACGAAAATGTCAACAGTACCGCCAGAAACGGCTGTGCCAACTTTTACATAAAGGGTTTGTGCTGACAAGTTAGCATTCTTTGTAGCTGACACAACAGTTGAGTTGGTCACATAAGCAGAAGATGTGTTGCCTGTCAAAGCAGCATTGGTGACGATCTCAGTACCAGTTCCTGCGGGTGCAGTCCAAATAGCCAAAGCACCGCTGCTAACGTCTTTGTTAGCGTTGGTAATGGCAACATTGGTCACAGCATAGGTTGTGGTGTTGTTGATCGGGAGGGTCACAGAAGCATCACCCGTTTGGCTGATAGGTACGCTGCCAGCATAAGCCAACAAGCGGATAGCCTGGTTCGTTGCCAAATTGGATGGGTGAATCGTTGTGGTACTGGATGGGCCTGGATTTGCCATGATATTTCCTTAAATTAAGTTAATGACGGGGGGTTTCCCCCCCATGACCTTTAGGCTGCAACTCGGCAAGCAAGTTCAGGATAGAGGGGCGCCCAGCCATACAGAACGTCCAAACGGGTAGGAATGGAGTCATTGTTAATTGTGTATTGACGCACAACACGCATTGACAAACCGATTTCCTTATCGCTTGCACGACCAGCAAAATGCACACCTTCAGGCAATTCCAGATCGGCTACTGCCAATGTAAAAGCATTGCGGTGCATGATGATGTTTTGTGGTGACACAGTACCTGTCTTGTTAAAGAAGGTAATGGCGGCAGTTGTGCTAGTCGTAGGAATAGACACGTTTTGGAACTGACCCGCAGTGATCACGGCAGGGCTAACAACCACAGTCATAGTGGTATCAGTCGCAGCAACGGCAGTCTTAACTACGAAATTACGCAGTTTGTTAGTGCCATACGCTTGACGGTTTTGGGGGTTAACTGCGTAAACGCCAGCGATCTGGAATGTATCGCCCGCATTCAGAGAAACCGCACCAGTAGCTGTCAAAGTAATAGAGCTAGATGATGCCCAACCAGAAGTCAGGAAGCCAGAGGCGGCAGTTGTTGAGCAGACGGCAGTACCCGCAAATGAGCCAAAGGTTTGGCTTACCACGTTCTGATCCATCTTCCAGTTCATGCCCGCAGAGTCACGGCCCATCAAACCTTTACGGTACTGATCGCCAATAGCCTCTTGAGGAACAAACAAACCCTTCAAGCTATCAACAATGGTTGCTGATGTGAAAGGCTCAACAATGCAAGACCTACGACCGTCACGGGGTGCGCCTTCAGAGTCAAGGTAAGCGCCCGCAGTCAGATATGTGATCAAGCCTGTTGGGGGTGTGCCAGCTGTGCCAACGATGTTAGCGGTTTGCAGGGTAGCCATAGACATACCGTCACGGTCAATCTTGTTGGCAATTGCTGCAATAGCGGGCTTCAACACACGGTCAGAGAACATATCCAAGGACAATGCCAAATCTTGTGTGGTGAACTGGGTGTCAACGTGAAACTGTGTAGACAAAGTAACGGGGACAGAAGTCTCGTTAAAGTCCTCAACATTCAGCGCAGGGCCAGTTGTACCAATGAAACGACCAGGCTTGCGGACATTGACTGTGTTACCAATCTTTGCACCGACAACAGCGAACTGGTCATCATAGTTACGGTCAACTTCACTTGTGAAAGTCAACTCATTTTCCAAAACCATCAACGCTTCGTTGGTGATCTTGCTTATCGTCAATAAATTATTAGCCATTTTTAAACTCCAAAAAGATTAGGTTTACCGAATTTTTCCCGCTTTGCGTGCCAATTTCCACGCCTGATAACTACCATGCCATTCGCCATTAGCGGACATGGGTACATCAGGCTGACCTTGACCACCACGAATCGGTTGAATCG